CTATGATTTTGGCAAGACCTGTCTGTCCCTTGCCCCTGAAAGGTTTACTGTTCTCTTCCATAAAAGATTCCCTCTCCTAGCCCGTTATGCAAATGGTCTTTCCGAAGGCGGACGAGCTACGCACATGCGTCGAGAGGAAGGATACGTCAAAATCAACAAGACAATTAATTTCATGAACAATGAAGACACGTATGGTGATTACCCCATTGTTCCCGTCATCTGGTGTAACTCGCTTACAAGAGACGAATGGCCAACATGGACAATTGGCAAAGAATACATGCACGTTGAATTCCGTCACAAAGTATACTGGCGGAACGTTTAAAGATTAATCACATTATAGCGATCTTCCGTCATCTTCGTCAAATCTGGCTCCTCGTTGCAAAACACAACGACATGAGGAACCACTGGAAGAACCTTCATCTGGCTCTCGTATTTCGGAGAGAAAATCGTCTGATCCTTCAGACTCTCCAATACTTCGTATCTCAAATACTCCATCTGACCACGAGCAACATTGAATAAGAAAATGGAACACTCAACATCAATGGCATGGCAAAGATCATCACGTTTCGCGGGCTGCAACAACTGCACCCGCTTGCCCAAGGTCTGCAAACAATAACGGCAAAACCAGCTTTTCCCTTTCCCACCTTCTGCATCCACGTAAAACAACACCGACCGATTGTCCTCGCAAGGCTCCTCCAATGACTGCATGAGATCACTCTGCCACTCCTTTAGCTCCGAATCCGGCACAAGTCGCGGTACCGGGCACAAGTGATCGAGCAGGGACATAAGTCTTCGCTGATATCGCAGCCACAGTGCAGAATGCTCCACAGCGACCAGAGATTCCGGTGGTCGTCGGTTATGCTCGGCGACATAATCTTGAACCCAATCCTTGAAGATATCGATATCCGATCGTTTGCCTTGGAGAGCGGTAGGAAGAGTACCGCACTCTTGGAAGGATCCATCTTTCGTACAATAAACTCGATTAGCAGCTGGAGAGCCTCTCGCTGCTTCGATGTGGGCGCGGTTTCCAATCGCCGCCTTAACGTACGGCAGGCGTTGGCGCACAGATAAAACCAAGTATCCCTGGAGATGGGGCGTTCCACTAGCGCCAACCTCTCTTCCAACGACAAGGTACTCACAGGCTGGGGATGCGCCGTACTCAATAATCTTCCGATACTCATCTTCCGAAAAATTGTTCAGCGTAAAGCACCAGGATTTCGTTCGAGACATGCTCCAAAAGAATGAGGACAGGACCGAAGTGTGCTGGGTAATACTGGTCCAGCACAAAGATCTCACAATTCGGGCGCGCCGGAAATGAGCTCAGCAATTGTACCATACGCTGCACGTGCAGTTTCTACGAGATCCTATGCACGTGCGGCACGTACCATCCAAATGGCCGCGCGCCGCTATCAGAGCCGTAAACGGATCGCCAAACGAATTGTCCGTGGCGCCATTACAGGCTACAAGGCAGCTAGAAAAATACAATCTGCTTTTCGGTCCTTCAAGCTTAGAAAGAGCATCCGTGGAGCAACTGTCCACACTCCCGCTACAGATCTCTTCGCAGAAACCAATCTCAACCTAGGGATCTTGTTCACGCCGGCCGTTAGACTCTCATTCCGATCGGCGGAACTCCCTAACGAACGTCGCTCAAACACATCATTTGTGTCAGGGATTCGGTACTGCTATGTTTTCAATAGCAAACTGCCACCCGACAACAAGAACCTGGATGTGCACTTTGCTATGGTGCAAGTGCGACACCGAAACCAGGCTGTAGACGGCACTATGCAGGCCTGGGATTCCGTAGCCCTAAATGCATTCCTAAAAGCTTCCTTCTTCCGTGAAGCAAGCAACTCTTTGGCCGATGGGGATATCCGTACAAGACCGTTCAACGAGGCAAATGCTACCACATTTTCCACCTATGATTTTGGCAAGACCTGTCTGTCCCTTGCCCCTGAAAGGTTTACTGTTCTCTTCCATAAAAGATTCCCTCTCCTAGCCCGTTATGCAAATGGTCTTTCCGAAGGCGGACGAGCTACG